CTACTTGTTGACGCTGTATTCGATCTTAAAGAACTGTGTTCTGCTTTCGCAAGTCCCGATTACAACAGAACACTTTATATGGCACTCGTAGACATTGCCAACAGATACAAGTTAGGGGAAATCACAATCACAAAAGAATAACAGAACCGGCACAGGAGGTTTAATACAATGGGAATGAACACATCTTTCTGCTTTTACTACGCACTTGTTAATGTAATTGACGGGATCGCACTTAGGGACGCACAGCCCACAGCCGAAGAGCTTACGGTTATTGAAACCCTTTCTGCAATGTCTGAGACGGCAATAGAGGACTTTGCGGACGCAAACAACGTAATGACCTTTGGGAATTGGACGGAAGTTATCCAGGACTTCAAGAGACAGTTTGAGACAGGCGAAAGAGAATAACAGGAGGGAAAACACAATGGAAGTTTATCAGGTCACTTTTGAGAACCCCGACACAGGAAGAAGGTTAAACAGGTATCCTGCTGACGGGGAACTGTTAGCAAAGGCAATCACAGAACTTGTAAATATGGGATACAAAATCATTCTCGTAAGGCTTACGGAGGTATAAGGCTATGAAACCCAAAAAGAGCAACAATCGTTTTCAGTTAATCTATTCTGTCCGTCAGGGTAATTTCCGTGATGACTACTACACAGACGGCAATGGGAACTCGTTTAGAGTTTCTTTCTATCTTCCGTCCGGCAGGTTCTTTTCTGCAGCTCCTGTCAATCTTGAACCGACTATACCAAAATACGGAAACTTCTGAGACAAGCGAACCTGTTTTCTATGGCCCCTGCTTCGGCAGGGGTCTTTTTTATTGCCCAAAAACAAACAATGCCCTTCACGTTCGATTTAAGAGCGGTCTCGTAAAATCCGATACCGTATTCATTTCGGACACTACTCGACAAAATAGGGGCAATTCTGACGATTTTACGGCTATGTTAAACGCCCTGCGGTAGTTACAGGACGTTTAACGGTGGTAAGAGGTTGTATGAAAGAATAGGAATGCTTACTCAGGTGGGATATCGTCCCAAGGATCATCAGGAGGGACAAAGTTGTCATCCCAAGGGTCTATCTCGTCAGATATTCCACTCGTCTTATTATCGCTACTTTCTGCGATATACCGCTTTGCGATATCATCTGCACTATAATCATCTGACGGGTCGTGTGGAGTGCTGACAACGTGTTCTACTTCGTCTCGCATTCCGTAAAAGTTCTTGCCTAAGAAAATACCGCTTGCAGGGTTTATCTTTCCGTTCTGCATATAATCTTCCCACAGGGAAGTCATAATATTACAAGCCGTTCTGACAAGTTGCTGTACCTCAGGACTCGAAGCGTTCTCTGTATAACCAAATCTCTTATCAAATCCCCTTGTAGGTCTGTTCTCTCGAATGTCTTTAAGTTTATTCGAGTCTATGCCCAATGCCATAGCAAGCCCCGAGAAAGTAGGTTTTTGGTCCCTTTCTGCCATTAACTTAAAGTAAGCAACTATCCGGCTTTCTACTTCCTCAGCATTATAGAAGTTTGCTCTCTTTCTGCCTATTGCCTGTACTTCCATAGCAGTAGTTAAGAACTTGGCATTGTCTCCAGGTTCTATGTTAATCAATGGATCGGCTGCGCTTCCCTTACGCAATCCACCTCGTTTACCTGCCATTATGTCAGCCCCCTTTCGTCCGCTACCTCTTTCTCGAAGTTCTTAACGATTGCCCAAAGCGTCCGTTCCCTCAGTCCTGTCTCTTCGACTGTAACAGCAATCCCCTCTTTGAGATTTTTACCAGACGAATAAACAGACTCAAGAAGTCTGCGCTCAATATCAGGCAAACGCTTAAGTGCTGTCTCGCAAATGTCTATGTTGATTGTGGTAGTTTCTGAAAGTTCCTCAGCAGGGCTTTCTTTCAGCTTGAGATATTGGCGCATCATGTGCCCTACATAATCACTGTAATAGTTCCGCATGCTTAAAGCCTCCTTTCTGCCACAATAACACATTTGAGAACGATTTTCAATTTTCGTCCTGTTCTAACTTGACAATGACAGTAGGGTCTATCTTTTCTACCCAAAGAGAACAGCCGTATTTATGAACCCAATCGTAATCCCCCTCAGGGGTAAACCCAAAACCCTCTGTTTCTTCGACTTTCATTTGAGACATGATACATTCCCAAAAGCTGTTATTAGTCATTAACTCGTCTTTAAGAATGCCCTTTACATGATCCTGTACTTCCTTTTTCTGAGCGTCAGTAAGAGCATCATAACAGGGCTTCGGCATCGTGCTTATATTCGCAAACTTGATCTTGTCTTTCATTCCTCTTCCTCCTGTTCTGCGATATACTTTTCTATCTGATCTTTGAACCTTTCGTCAGGAGCATAGCCGTAGGCAGCTAAGTCTTTGCTACCTATGCAGCCGTCCATAGTCTTAAGGATAACATAGCCGTATTCCTCTTTGTCCTCAGTAGTCCCCCCGTCCCCGTTCTGCATATTGTGATAGTGGATTTCCCCGTCCATTACACAAAGGCTGTCGTGTCTTTCGTCACCGATCCTGTGAATGCGTCCGTCCGATTTATCCATGACAAACAATCGTGACAACAGATTGCAGTAGTGGTCGTTCCCCTCTTTGATATCAGGTCGTGTCTTGAGCGTCCTTATCTCTTCGTCACGGAACTTGATTATCGCATCGTAGAACGCATCTGAATTAAACTTAGGCACTACTGTCGGTGCATCATTAAGCAGTAGCATAAAATCAGCAACCGTTAATTCATCACTGTTCACAAATTCATCATATATTCTCTTCTTAAGTGCCTCAGCGTCAATAAGTCTCTTCTTCATTTTCTGCCCTCCTTGTCTACTAAATCAACTGCGATATATGTTTTGATCTCCGACTCTTTATTTATAACCACGAACGGATATATACTTGCAACTGTCATTTTCAATAACCAATATTGTATTTCACCTTTGGTGAATGTGCCTTTATAATCGCCCTCTAAGCCTATTTTTATTAAATAATTATCAGTTAGAACGGGCATAATATCTAATAATGTCATTCTCTCCGCCCCCTTTCTCGCTCAAGTACGTCTAACCTTGCTCGAAGTACATACACCCCTGCTCGCTTGTCCTCATATTGTCTGAACGTGATATAGTCGGATATCCTTTCACCAATATTGTGCCGTGTTTCAAACTTCCTCCGTTCTATACAATGATCTAACCCAAACAATTCGACTTCGTGTATAGGGATTAAATACTCAAACTCAAGGTGTCTGACATTGTGTCGCTCTTCCTTGATAACAGGAAGAGGCATTGTTGCTATTTCGTGCTCATTCTTCCTATCGGGATAACATTTGTAATACAACTTTTCTACTAATCGCTTAATCATCACCAAACCTCCTTTTTGTTACTGCTATTGGGAATTCTTCTATTTCACTTGCCCACAGGGGCCTACATCCGGCACGGCTATAAACTAAAGGGAAACCTCCGATACCGTCAAACAGGCTTGCCATTGTCGGTTCTTCTACTCCGTCACTCCGCAGCTGATTGCACATCTTGTCTGCAAGGTACTGCCAAAAGGGAAGGGCAATACTGTTTCCAAGTGCCTTGTACTTTGGGCTGTCTGCGTCCTTGTGCTTCTTACCCTTGCTGTCAACCCAATCTCCAATGTTAGTCCAATTATCAGGAAACCCCTGCAGCCTCTCGCACTCCATTGGTGTTAGTCTGCGTACTACATACTGATTGTCCATATCGTCCTCCATTACCATAGGTGTATTATTGCCTCCTGTGCCCATTCTTCCGCTTAACGCCTGTACTACGTTCCCTGTGATCTTAGCCCTGCTGTCATTCGGATGATTTTCAATAGCAACTGCATTCCGTTCTGACGGGGGGGTCAATATTAGTGTGGGTGTTCTGGTCTCGCTGTTGTCGTATACGTTCAATGTATCGGATACTCCCGTTTCTTCCCACCCCTGCCCCTCAAAAGCTGTTCTTGGGTGTCCCTGTTTTCTATATGTGCTCTTCACTTTATCCCCCCCACGTCTCGTTACTATTCCGTTATGAAATCCAGGATTGGTCCCTACTACTAATGTGTTGCTTATGTCATCCTCTCGGTAGCATTGGCTTTCTGCTTTCATTTGCGGATAGAAACTACCTGTCTTGAACAATGACCTTTCCTTCTGCCACATACTGACTTCCTACTCCCTTGTAATCTCTTGCGCACAATGATCCTACTGTTTCGTCATTACCCCCCCTGCTCCACGGGAAACAATAGTAGGAGATAATTCCTCTTCTACGGAAAAATCAAACTGTGCATTCTGCCCTTGATTGAATGACGCTCTGTCAAGTCCATACGATATAACCGGCACTTCCTTGTTTTTCTCACCCTGTATAAGCGTCTGTGTCTTATCTTCATTAACTGACATATTGTGCTTATCCAGGACTAACATACCGCCCTGATTACAGGCAGGACTCCCACCGTTATTGTCAAGCGTCCTTGCAGTATCAGCTTTGTATATACCGCTGTTCGGATTGCTCGACTTCATAGCATTACTGTCATAAGGGCTTATGCCATAAACTACCGCCTGTTGGTCGTGCATACAGTTAAGTGCGCCTACTATATCGGATACCTGAGAATTAGCCTGTCCATTACCTATACATACTGCATCGGCTTGAAATAGTGTTTGATCTTGGCTTACTCCCCTAATCTTGAGCGTATAATTTGCTGTTCCAACGCCTCCCTCAGTCTGTCGGGAAGTTTCTTCCCCCTGCGGTCGGCTCTGTTCAGTATCCCCTGACAAGCCTTTTCGCTCAAACAGTATTTCG